GTTAAATAAATATGATTTAGAATTGGAGGAGAAGAATAAACAAATCAACGAGCTTATAAAGAAAGCAGGTATAAATAATTCTACAATAACTCAGAATATTCAAAATAATATAAAATTACTTGCATATGATAAAACTGATATAAGTGATTTAACTGAAAAGGATTTTATTCGATGTTTTAATCATAATAATATGTGTGTACCACATTTAGTTAAACGAATTCACTTTAATCCAAAAAAACCTGAGAATCATAATGTGTTTATATCAAATTTAAAAAGTGGACATATTATGTTATATGATGGTAAACAGTGGAATACATTTAATAGAGACGAAATAGTTGATGATATTTTTGATGATAAACATGATATATTAGAACAAAAAATAGAAGAATGGGTTAATATAGGTAAAGATTATCCAATTATTTATCATAAATTCAAACGTTATTTAGAAAAAATAAATAATGATGTAGTATTAAAAAAAGTCAAAAATGAAATGAAGTTTGTTTTATATAACAACAGAAATATAGTAAAAAAAATAATTTAATATATATGTATTTAAAGTACTTGAAATATAAAAAAAAATATTTAAAACTAAAAAAATTGATAGGAGGTGAAATTTATCAACAAGATAAAATTATAGATTATTTGTAAAATTTAATTTACAGTTTAGTCTTTACTATAAAACAATGGAATCTAAATTTTCGGAAAATTTAGATTCCTAATCCATTATTAATTATTGAAAATATTTCAATAAATAGTACATTACAAGATTTAATAAAACTTATAGAAATTAAATTATAAGAAAAATATAAAGATTTATTTGAATCACTAAGTTTTGATACTAAAATAGAAAATATAAAACATAATAATAGATTACTTCATAATACAGATAAACAAACATTAGCACATCATAATATGCAATCAAATGATTCAATTTTAATCCAATTATATGAAAAAAAAACAATTTATGATGAATTATATAATATATTATTAATAAATGAAGATATTGAAAAAATTTATAATTTTTATAATAATAACAAAGAAAATATATTATAGAAATCAAGGTGATCATAATAAAACTTTAATTCATTATATAGCTAGACTTGGTAAATTTGAAGTATTAAGATTTATAAAAAATATATTAGATGAGGAAGAATTTAAAAATTTAATTTCAGTTCCTGATGATGAGAATAGAATTCCATTAATGATGGCAATTAGAAGTATAGGCGGTTTAAGTCTAGAAAATATAATAATATTATTGGTTGATAATATGGATAAAGAAAAATTAGAACAAAGAACTATACAAGGATTTAATTCATTAGATCATGCAATTTATTATAAAATTGAAGATAATTTAATTCAAAAAATATATGATAATATTGATGATAATAATAGTTTAAATTATATAAAAGAAAATTTTAATTTTGATATTTATAAAAAAAAATAATCTATGAATTAATAGTTGTTATAAAACTTTTGATATCTTCTAATTCTAATGGAAGTAATAATAAATTCATTATTTCAAGAACAGTATTGAAATTATTACTTCTTGATTTATCAGTTCTAATAGATTTAATATTCCATTCATTAGAATTAATTGAACATTCTACAATTAAAGAATTACAGTTTTCATTTTCAAAATATTCTTTAATTTCTTGATACATATGTGTTTCATGTTTCTTTATATTATAAAAAATATAATCAGTTCTATCAGTTCTACCTGATATTAATAAAGATATTTCATCTTTTTCTTCAAAAAAATTATTTCTATCAATTTTAAAATCAATCGTATTTAGAGATTTCGGTTTCCATTTATATACGTTTCCTATTTCTGAATATTTTTTTAATTCAGGTGTAAATACTAATCCATCACAATTACTTGTAATTTCATTTTTTGTATATTTAATATCTTTATCATTGATTTCAAATCTATCACATATAGTTTGAATTTCTGTTAATTTATAAAACTCTTTTCTTTTAACTTGAATATCATTAAAAATTTCAAATTCTCTTGGTTTAGTATTAATAAAATTTAATGTAATATTTGAATTTTCTGAAGAGAAATATTTATTTAAATAACTTAATCTATGATTAATTCCTTGATTTAAGGAATCAGTTTCATCTCCTTCAAATTTTACAACATCAAATATTAAATATACTAATGTATAAATATCCCTATGTTTTTGAATTACTAGTTCTCCATCTAAAATAGTAGAGTTTGTATAAAATGATTCACTAACTTCAATTTTAAAAAAGTTTAATGCTCTATCTATAAGATAAGATTCACCATCTTCCATATATAACATAAATCTAACTCCATCAGTTTTTTCACAAACTAAATATGTATCATTTAATATTTTGGTATAATTTGATCTATTTAAATTTTGAGCTTTTATTCCTGGACAAATATTATGACATAAATTAAAATTTACTTGTTTTTCATCTACAATATTTCTAATAAATTTTTCTTTCAGATTATTTATATTATAATTAATATTAGAAAAACTACTAGTTAATGTTGAACTTGAATTAGGAATTAATAAATTATTATTATTTGAAGAACTTGTAGTTGATAAATTTTGATTATCCCAAACATGTTTTTTATAATTATCATCATTTAACAATTGATTTGAAATATCAATAACATTATTATTATTGTTACAGTAATGATCTAAAATTTGTTTAAATATTCCATTTTCTGATAAAAAATCTTCATTAACATCTTCATCATTAAATATCAATCCAGAACCAATTTCATTATTTTCGTATTTTTCTTGATGATTGTCAATTAGTAATATGTTTGAACCATAATTTAAACAATATTTTTTTTCTAATATTAAATTTAATTTGGATATTTCTTTTAAAAATAATGGTTTTTGATCAGAAACAATTGAATTCCTACCAGCTATTTGTGTACTAGCTTTTTGACTTAAAATTTCTATAAGGTCATTTCTATTAAAAAGATTTTTTTCAACATTTTGTTCTTCACAACAAGTCCAAATTATTACATCGAAATTACGACAACAATAATCTAAAAATTCTTGAAAAAATTTAAATAGTTTAGAATCTTTTATAGTTTTACCATGTTCATTTAATTTATATTGTCTTTTTAATAAAATACCATTTATGTCTAATCCTAAAAGTTTTTTATTTGGAATATAAGCTAAATTTAAAATTTTAGTTTGTCTTTTATCAATGAATTTTTTTATAATTTTAACTTTTACTAGACTATTTAAATCAAGATTTCTATAATAAAGATCGTGTAAATTAAATATGAATGAACTAAAATTATTATGATAATCATTAAGTTTAACATAAACACGATTGTATTGTCTTCCGTTATTAATATCTGTGAAAAGTATTTTTCTAGTAATAACTCCATCAACTATATCACCGACAGATAAACTATCGTATGAAAGTTTTTCCATTTTTATTTGTTTGTTTGCTTGTTTATTTGTTCTTGATAACCTTTGCGGTTTATTGTTTTATTGATTTGTTTTATTTTGTTTTGTAATAATTTTCAGGTTAAATAAAATAAAAAATGGATTAATCAATAAAATTATTTTTCAATTTTTTATGTATTTTAATATATTATAAATAATAATATATATATATATGGATGAATATGAGAGAAGAATAAAAAAAACTCTAGGTTTTATTTTTTTAATGAGTTTATCTTTAGTTACTGCGTTAAATATATTTTATTTTAACTTTACAAAAATAAAATTTACTTCAGATAATTTTTTAGCACTTTTACCTTTTAATTTAATATTAATTAGTTTAAGTTTAAAATTATTACTTGTTATTTATCTTAATATTTTAAAATAAATTCTTTTTTATCAAATTTTTAATATTACTAAAGATAGAATCTAATTTTCTATTATAAATTACATACTCACTTTTATCATATAATATTGTATAAATATTTGATATTATATTTGCTATATTCTTTAATCGATATATATCATTTCTTTCATTTATTCTATTTTTTTTATATAAATCGAGTAAATACTCCGGAGAATATAATTTTACTTCTTCCTCAAATATTGTTAATAATTTATGATCTTTCTTAATTTCTATATCAGATTTATCAAATAAACTACATATTGATTCAAATATTTCATTTTCACTAGCATCTAATAAACTATTAATTACAATTGGTAAATAAAATGCATTTTTATTAAAATTCCTACATGACCAAATTAATAACGCATTATTTTCCTTTCTAATATACTTTTTACTTTTTAACTTTTTTAAAATTAATTCTCTTTTATCAATATGTTCACCATTACTATAATCCTTTAACGTATTCATAAATATATTATTTATATCATCTTTTCTATATTTATTAAAATAAAATGGTAATGGTAAAAATTCATCATTCGGATTCATTCCTACTAACTTATTATACCTGTTCCTTAGAATATCTTTCCAATTTACACCAGCAAATACAACATGCCCTTCTCTATCTATACCACGTCTACCAGATCTACCAATCATCTGATTTGCTAAAACTGGATCTATTATTTCTGTATTTTTTTCTCCTAACATTACAACTGTCTTTATAGGTAAATTTATTCCAAATCCTAGACTTTCATCAGAAATAACTACAGGTATTTTTTTATTCGAAAATAAACTTTGTGCAATTCGTTGAAAAGGTACCTCCATATCTTTAAAATATGGAATAATACCCCTCTCTATTCCTATTAAAAATGGATGAGTATAATTAATTTGCGTCTTTAGAGAATTTTTTAATTCACGTCTTACTCTTCTCATATATGTTGAGTCTATACCCATATTATTAAAACAATATTCTGGATGAGGTCTATTTTTATCAATATTATACAAATTTTCTTGACATAATACCTCATCTAACTCTTTTAAATAATACTTCTCATAAAAAGACTTTACTTTATCACTATAATTATCATTATCATTAATTTTCTCAATTCTCCTATTTATCATAACTTTATATTTTTCTTTCATCTCATTTAATAACTCTAATTCTATCTTATCTTCGGTTTCTTTTAAAAAAGTATATGGATCAACATCTCTAGGTATTTTTAAATTCTCTTTATTCATTTTTACTTTATTCACAAATTTTTCATAATAATTTAATTTAATTTCTAAATCATCATTGTGATGAGGATATTTTTTATTTTGCTCTTCTTCTAATAATAAAACAATATTCTTAAATAATTCTAAACATCTAATTGGATTTATCTTAAAAAATATAACTGGACACATATTTTTTTTTAATAATGTTTTTATCAACTTAATTAAATTAAAATCATCTTCATTTTCATTAATCTTATATTCATCTAATATTTTTTTTACAATATTTTCATCTGTAAATGATAATTTTGTTAAATATTTTTTTAACTCATTCTCATAATAAATTGTGTCTGTTAAATTTATTTGATCCCATTTATCTTTTTTTAAAATATTTATTGGATGTAACTTAGGTTTACCATTTTCATTTTCTAAATCAATATTTTCACATAATTTTTTATACAAATTAAATGAATCACGTGGTGTAAACGATAACTCAGACTTATTAAAACCATCATTTTTTAAATAATCAATATCAATACACGATAATGGATGCAAATGATTTAATTTATTATTATTCCATAAATACCTTTGCTGAATAATAAATCTCTTTTTATACTCTATTAACTCAATATCAGTATTCTTTACACTCATCATCCATCTTCTAATTCTTTCTGGATCTTCTAATGTTGCTGATAATGCTAAAAATGGACACTTTAACAATTTGAATATTTTCTCATACGCACCACCTTCTTCTGAATTTAACATATGCCATTCATCAAAAATTGCATAAGTAAACTCATCAAAACCATTGATTGTCAAATACTCCTCTAACCTATTTGGCGTACCAACTAATACCTTAAAACTAGTATCACTAAAATACTCCTTATTTGTTACTATCTTTACTGTAATTCCTGTTAAATTTCTAAATATACCCCCAACTTGTCTTGCTAACTCATCTGATGGAACAATAAATATTGTCTTATGCCCTAATACAGCACAGTATGACGATACAACAGTTTTTCCTGCTGATGTAGGCGCACATATCAATATATTTTTCTTTTGCTCTATCATATTAAATGTCTCTAACTGCCAATCGTCTAAAGTTAATTTAGTAATATTAAAAGGATCAATAGGTGGTAAATACGATGATAAATGATTTAATTGTAATTCTAATAAATCAGTATCATCATATTTTTCTTTATACTCTTTAATTACTTCATCATATAATTCTGTCAATTCTTCTAATATCTTATCATTCTGAAATGAAAAAAATATAATATGAGATATAATATGATAATCTTTCTCCAAAAATAATTTTAATAATTTTAATTTTAATTTTAATTTTCCATAATCTGTCATCATTGATTTTACTCTTAACGATAAATCATCCAAATCTGTAATGTTTATTAAAAAATTATTAATTCTAATCTCTTCTTCTTTTTTCAATAATTCATTGGTTTGTCTAATATTATCATCAATAATTTTTTGAGCTTTTTTAGATCTTTTAACAACTTTTTTTTCAGATTTTTGATATAATGTTTCTCTATAATATTCAATTGGATTAAATCTAGATACTCCCTGTTCTCTTAGCACATTAATATATTCATCATTCTCTGGCATAATGTGCCAATTTAATTTAGGATTATATAATTCAATATTCATTTATTATTAATTAGTGATTGTCCTTTAAATAATTTAAAATTTCAAACATAGTTTTACAATCAACTTCATTATAACGAACTACTTGTTTTAGTACTTTAGAATTTTTAATATTTCCAAAATTATATTCCTTCCATGACTTAAACATTGCATCTAAACCAGACATATTATCATCCCATATTGTATTAATCATATTATTATTATACATACTTTTTGCAATTGTTTTTAAACTAAAATTTAATGCACCTTTAACTAAAATATTATTATCCTTAAAAAACATATAAAAATCAAACCAATTAATGTTATCAAATCTATGATCATATCTAATTATTGAATTATTGTAAAATCTTTTTTCAGCAGGAGACCAATGAAAAACAGTAGATTTCATTTTATATTTATTTTCTAAATCAATAATTTTTTTATTAAATTTTTTTAATAATTTTTCTTCTTCTTCCATAGAAATTTCATTTACATAAATGCATTCATACTTCCATTCTCTATTAGTAAGTGATGTTGTCCAACCAATGCCTATCATAAAAATAAAATCTCCATCAATATCTATTTTTGTTTTTTCACTACTATTATTCAACATACTTTGAATAGTCTCAAAATCAACAAAGATATTTAACTTATTATCACGCCAACATCCTCTATTGTGATTTATTTTATTTATATTAATATCATTTAAACTATTCCTATTAAAATTTAATATTTTATTCACAATTTCAATATTCTTTTTACCCTTAATTCCTAAAATTTCTGAATTACACTTACTATCTCTCCATGATTTTACACCATTTATTAAAGCACTATTTCTATTTTCAACACCACATTGATAAACACTAGTTATTTCATCATATTTTTCTGATATCTGTTTTTTTACTTTATGATAATATCCATCCATCTTATTACACATATTCGGATATAATCTATTATCATTTGGTGGATCATGCTCTAAGTTTTCACTCTCATTTAAATAATGTAACCAATTTACTGCATCTAATGTAATTTTATTATAAGGATTATCAAAATTATCATAATCTATTACTCCTAATTTATTAAATGGATTATTTACTACAATACTATCTTTGAAACCATTTATTACTTTGTTCTTTACCCAACCATTTCCTAATATGTAACTTTCACTTGGTAAATAACCTTGCATCTCACTTAAACCTAAATTATAAATATTTAATTGTACTTTATAAGGTTTAATGTTACTATTATTTCTTAAAGTAATTTCATTAGAATTAAAATGCATTCTAGTATTTTTAATATCAATACATCTATAATGAAAATTACCATTACATATAGGAGCTTTTATTCTTTGTTCCTTTCTTGTAATTACTACATTATCAACAATTCTATTTATATAGTCACTTCTAACTAATAAATCAACACAACCAAATGATTTTAACTTATTGCATCTTATAACACCTTGATAAATAACAGGTATTCCTTCTTTCATCATTTCTAAAGTTAAGTTATAATTATCTAAATTTCTTGATTCAATAGGTTCACATACTTTTTTTACTGAATTACCAAATTTCTTTTTTATCTTTTCTATAATAATTTCTTCAAAATTATTTCCGTTAATTAATAGTAAATCTACATAACTTACCGCATCTAATGATTCTTTGTATTTTCTTTCGTATTTACTACTTGGTTCAAAAGTACATTTCATTTTATTAGGTATATCATTAATATCTTTTACATTGTATTCTTTACAATAATCTAATATATGATCATTTAATGCAGCATTTCTTGTTTTACTCGCAGCAACCCATTTTTTATCAAGATATTTTCTTTTTTTATTTGAATTGTTTAAAGAATCATTTCTTTTCCTTTTCATTATATATTAATTAATTAATTAATATATAAATTAAAACTCATTACTTATAAATTACCACACTCAGGTTTAAAAGTATCATTCCAAGATTTTTCTACTAAATCGCTTTTTAAATAACCTGTTCTATTTAAATTTAATATAGCATTTTTTAAAGTAGAACACTTTTTCTCATTTTCAAAATTAGTTATATTAATTTTTTTATAAGATTTTGTTTCGTTTTGTAATAATCCATAAACTAAATCTTCTTTATCATTTGCTTCAATTTCTTTATTACAAATTTTTTCAGATTGATTTATATTTGTAATATCAAATTTCTTTTTAAGATTACTAGATAATATTTTTTTATTAGATTCTTTATTTAAATTACTAAATATAGAATATTCATTTTTTATATTATCATAATTATTTAATTTAGATAAATCTTGATTATTATAATTATAAGAATTAGGCACATTAGCTGAATTACTATCAGAAATTAATGAATCAATACTTCCATAATTATCTATTTTTAAAAATCCATCTACGTCACTTTCTAAAATATCTAAATTTGATTCATCTAAATTAGAATTATTTAAATTAGAATTATCTAAAATAGACTTATCTAAATTTGATTCATCTAAATTAGAATTACTTAAATCAGAATTATCTAAATTAGAATTATTTAAATCAGATTTATCTAAATTAGAATTATTTAAATCAGAATTATCAATATTTAAATCAAAATCAGAATTATCAAAATTAGAATTATTTAAATTAGAATTATCTAAATTTTGTAGATTTAAATTAGATTCATTTAAATTAGAATCTTTTAAATTAGAATTATCTAAATTATCTTCATTTAAATTAGAATTATCTAAATTAGATTGATTTAAATTAGAATTATTTGAGATAGTATTATTTAAATCATTTAGAATAATATCTTGATCATTTACTGTATTTTTAATTTGTTCTTTAGATAAAAATAATTTAGAAATATTTGAATTATTAGATAAATTTTTATCAAAAGATTTTACTTTTTTTAATTTTTTTTTATTTTTTTTTTTTTTTTTTTTTTTTTTTTTTTATAATTTAATTATTTATTTTTTTTTAAAAAATAAAATTATTTTTTTTTTTTTATTTTTTTTTTTATAAAATTTATTTTTTTTTTTTTTTTTTTATATTTATGTGGATTTATAAATTTTATTAATTGAGTAATGCCTCCTCTGTCACCTGTACTCATACCATCTATTTCATCCATAATAATTACAATAAATTTCTTACCACCCATTAGATT